GTTACCATTAGTTCCGCGCCAAGAGCGTGACTCAGCATCCCAAACTGGAGCGCGTCGCTGTTCTGAAATTTCAGCAGCTTCACGCCAGCTAATGGCTCTGAGTTTTGCACTCAAGGAAACGCTGCTAGGTGGTACAGCACTAACGACTGCTAGTGCAGAAGTTGGTGTACCACTTGGCATGGTGAAGGGTCCAACGGACTGGCCGGCCGTCACAGTATTAGTGATAACAATACTAGCATTAGTAGCAGTAGTTGTCGCACTAATCTGTGTCCAGCCGGCTGGTACATTGATGGCAGTCAGAGCTAAACCTTGAACACTCACAGCTATAATAGCAGTCTGGGACTGTCTAAATGAGATAGTCCCACCGCCAGTAGCTAATATGTTCAAAGAATCTGCATCCGCAGTTGCTGCGGTTCCTAGCAGATTGCTCGCCGCCAAAGTCCCTCCAGAGGCAATTAAACCACCAAACAGTGATAAAGATGATACAAGTGACACGGCAGCACGAACGGATATATCCACTTCGTATTCAACGTACACCTGCCATGAATTATCACCGGCTGCGGTTGTCGCTGACGTATAGAAGTACGCAAGACCAGGTGCTTCACCAAACTCAGTGGCTGCTGCGCTCGTGTCAGTCGAGTACCACTCGAGACCTTGAGCATCAACATCCACGTCGTGCGTAGTGAAGGACCATGGCCGCGCAAGGGCAACACCTTCTGAGTTCAATATTTGAGCCTCAGTACTAGGTGTTGCTTGCGTACCCAGATCATCAGTTATAATGCTCGTACAAGCAATATAACCTCCATTGTTTGATCCAGCAAGTCCAAACATATGGAAGCGCAACCGTTGGAATTTAAACCTCCGGAAGGCTGACGCAATCGCCGACAACCTCGGGAAGGTTGTTGCGTTACGGGCATTCAAAATATAAGAAACAATTTGAAAGCTCGTCGCGGAATTTATGGTTCCTACAAAGTCTACGCCGATAACTTTACCTTCGGAGCCCTTGTAGGACGAGGTCAGGAATCGTTGAGAAATCTCCGGTCTGCAGACGTCCATTGCTGCAGGGGCCTCAACGATCCCTGGCGGCGACATCTTAAGGTTAGAGCTGAGCAGGCTGCCGCCTACTCTTTGCCCCATCCCTTTTCGACGCTGCACCACCTCGGCTGGCTTTCGGTTTCCTTTTCTCAAACCTTGGCCAGACTTTTGTTGTTTGTTTGCTTTCTTTTGGTTTCTCGGCATGTTGTTTTGGTTCAGATACCCCTGTAATTCTACCCTCAGTCAATGGGTGACCTACATCAGTCGACTTCTGCGCAACTATCGTTGATGTGGACACAGCGTGAAGCACTCTGAAGGGAAACTCTTCAAAGCTCTCAGCGGATTGCAAGACATCTTCAATGTCTTTCAACGCTTCAACGCTTGTCATAAACTGACTGGCAACATACTCATACGACAAACTAATGTCAGCAGTAGGCCATGAACCATTGATATAAAGGTCAGTGTGTTGTGCCCAATAAGGTTTGTCCTTTATGAGCTCAGCATCCCATTGACGATTATTCCACGGAACACAGCTATTCTGCCTCAATTCGTCCATCGTCCAACTGAGGCACCTTAATACCGCTCTACAATATGAACCTATTATAGGGGTGGTCGCATCAGTTGCTAAGTATCCAAGTGCACGACTCGCCGCCGCAACATGTGGCGGTACGTCATTGGATGTCATAGTGAGATGTAACTTGCGTATTGTCCGCACGGGATCTTGTATACTCAAGTTAGAATTCCAGGGGTCCAAAAAGACACGCCCCAAG